ATCTACTCGGTCGAGAGCTCCGATCGTGCGTTCGAGGAAGAGGTGATGGAGTCCGGCTTTGCCGAGGCTCCGGTGAAGTCGGAAGGCTCTGGCGTCGCGTACGACCAGGCGCAGGAAGTCTACACCGCTCGCTACACCCACGAGACGATCGCTCTGGCGTTCTCGCTCACCGAAGAAGCCGTCGAGGACAACCTCTACGACCGTCTCTCGGCGCGTTACACCAAGGCGCTCGCCCGTTCGATGGCCCAGACGAAGCAGATCAAGGCTGCGGACGTGCTCAACGGCGCGTTCACGACCTCGATTGGCGGCGACGGCAAGCCCCTCTGCGCTACGGATCACCCGACCCTCACGGGCCCGGATCTCCGTAACGAGCTCACCGTGTCGGCTGACTTGAGCGAGACCTCGCTCGAGCAGGCGCTGATCGACATCGCTGCGTTCACCGATGAGCGTGGCTTGAAGATCGCGGTGCAGGGCCTCAAGCTCATCATCCCGAAGGAACTCATGTTTACGGCTGACCGTATCCTCAAGTCGACGCTGCGCGTTGGCACTGCGGACAACGACATCAACGCCGTGAAGAACATGGGCATGGTGCCGCAGGGCTACACCGTGAACCACTTCCTGACCGACCCGGACGCTTGGTTTATCAAGACCGACGCCCCGAACGGCATGAAGATGTTCCAGCGTGTCGCCATCAAGACTGGTTTCGAGGGAGACTTCGATACCGGCAACGTTAGGTACAAGGCCCGAGAGCGCTACAGCTTCGGCTTCAGCGATCCCCGCGGAATGTTCGGTTCGCCGGGTGCTTGATCAAACACCTCTGGTGTTTAAGGAAGGGGCCGAAAGGCCCCTTCTTTTTTGTTGACACAACAACGTGCTAGGCGTATACAGTTGGTTATTCCGGGAAAAACCGGCACGTCTGACAGGCCCGGCTGACGACATGCAGACAGACGTGCTTTACTCGCATGTGAGGTAAGTTAGATGGCTGCTACGCATTATTCCGGCCCGCTTCAGTATTCGGGCAAGGGCGCCACGGGCGCTTGGGGCACGGACCTCTCCACCACGATCGATGCTGATGTCGTCACGCTGATGGACGACTTCACTGCTGTTGCTCTTGACTCCACCAATGCTTGGACGGTGGTCAAGGATGCAAGTGCGGCTGCTGCCATTGGCGCGGACGTGCTGAACGGTGTTCTTGAGCTCACCTCGGCCGCTACGACGGACAACGATGGCGCCTCGGTGCAGGGCAACGAGATCTTCAAGCCGCAGGCGGACAAGGTCATTTGGTTTGAGACCGAGCTGCAGTGCAACGACGTTGACCAGAACGACATCTGCGTTGGCCTCACGGTCAACTTTGCGACCAACCCCGAGAACATGCTGACCGCGGCTGATCGGATCGTCTTCCAGGTTGACGACGGCAACGCGTCGATCCTCTGCAAGACCGAAGCGGGCGGCGTCGAGACCTCGACCGACTCGGGCGTGGATCTCGTGGACAACGTCTACGTAATCCTTGGTTTCCGCGTGAACGGCACGGGCCAGGTGGACTTCTACGTGAACCGCAACTGGGTTGCCACGCACACCACCAACATCCCTGCCACCGAACTTGCGGCGGCTGCGATGTCCTTGTCGGGTGACGCTCTCGGTACGCACAAGACGACGATCGACTACATTCTCGTAGCGGCCACCCGCTAATCGGAGAACGCTATGAGTATTGCTAGTGACGTTAGCGCAAAACGCGTCACGGCAACTGGCGACGCCGTGAACGGAAGGACCCGTGTGCAGGGGGTGTACTACACCTGCGCTGCCACGGGCTCCTCCATCACGTTGCGTTCTGGCGGGGCCGGCGGCACTACGCTGCTGGTCCTGACCACTCCAGCGGCCGCGGGCGCGTACGATCTCATCATCCCCGACAACGGCATTCTGTTTGAAAACGGCGTGCATGTGACCCTGGCTGACGCCAACGTCACGAGCGTGACCGTGCTGTTTGTGGGCGGAGCGGCTGCTTGAAGTCTCGTTCTGGAATGGGAATTGCCACTTCTGTCAAGAGTGGCAATTTTCGTCCGACTAAGCAGGGAGCGGGCATGACCCGAAAGGGCGTCTCCGCTTACCGCCGTGCTAACCCCGGAAGCAAACTGCAGACCGCTGTCACAGAGGATCGGCCGAGTCCGGCTCGAGCAAAGCGGCGCAAGTCATTTTGCGCTCGCTCTGCGGGGCAGATGAAGCAGTTTCCGGAAGCCGCGAAGGATCCAAATAGCCGACTGCGACAAGCCCGTCGCCGTTGGAAATGCTGACTAGGAGTTTGTATGAAAGGCAAGATGAAAATGGCGAACAAGAACGGCAAGAAGCTCCCGGCTTTTCTTGCCAAGGGTGCGGACAAGAAGGGCCGCGCAATGGGTCGCAAGGGCGCTGACGCCCGCGGCCGTGCAATGAAGGGGTACTAAAATGGCAGGACGTGGAATGGGTTGCGCCACCAAGGGTGGCGGCGCCGTGGGCGGTGGCCCGAAGAACAAGATGATCTCCAAGCCCAGCAAGAGCACCGGCAAGGTGCTCATGATGAGCGAAGGCGGAGACGTTAACCAGCACAAGCGCATGGCCATGCGAGGCGTGCGTCGCATGCGTAAGGGCGGTTCGTGCAGCTGATTTCGGCCTGCTCGGTCCTCAGATGGCATTCGTTTGGTTGACAAATGGCAACTTCTGGAACAACGGACTTCAACCTCTCAATCGACGACATCGTCGAAGAGGCCTTTGAACGGTGCGGTATGCGGCCGACGGCCGGCTATCAGCTTTCGTCCGCTCGCCGCTCGCTCAATCTGGTGTTTTTGGACTGGGCCAACAGGGGCCTAAACCTCTGGACCATTGAGCAGGCGACGTACTCGCTCCCGCAGGGGACTAAGGAAATCACGCTGCCCACCGACACGGTCAATGTGTTGGAAGCGGTGATCCGTCAGACCAGCCAGGGCACCAACACCGACATCTACATTGAGCGTATTGGTCGGGAGGACTACCTCAACATGCCTGACAAGGACTCCCAGGCCCGTCCTTCTCAGTTTTATGTAGAGCGAACCAGCCCGCCGAAAGCGTACTTCTACCCCGCTGCCGACCAGACCTACACGTTCGTGTATTACCGGATCCGGCGGATACAGGATGCAGGCACGTACACGAATACGGCGGACGTCAACTTCCGCTTTTTGCCCTGCCTAGTATCCGGGCTTGCCTTCCAGTTGTCTTTAAAGTACGCCCCGGACCGCGCTCAGGCGCTCAAGGCGCTGTACGAGGAAGACTTCACGCGAGCGGCCCTCGAGGACCGAGACACTGCCAGCGTGCAGTTTGTCCCGGATCTGGGGGTGTGAGATGGCATACGCCTCTGGCAAGTACTCTTACGGGCTTTGCGACTTCTGCGGCCAGCGCTACCCCTACAATGTCCTGCGCAAGCAGTGGCAGGGGTTCATGGTATGCCCGGATGACTACGAGCCGAAGGAGCCTCAGCTCGAGCCCCTGCGTTACCGTGGCGACGCAATTGCCCTCCGTGATCCGCGGCCCGATCGCATAGAGCCTGTTTCGGTCTACGTTGGCGCCCCTGGGTTTACGGCGTTCCAGAGCTACGGCTCTGCCAGGAACACCAATGACATGCGGCCGTACGTACAGGGGGCCGCCTTGATCGCCCAAGGATCTGTCGGCTCTGTTACCGTGGTGACGACATGACATACGACGAACTGGTCACGAATATTCGTAACTACACCGAGGTGAACGCTAACGTCTTCACCAACTCGGTGATCAACACCTTTATTACGATGGCGGAGAACCAGATTCTTCGCGAAATCGACCTGGACGTTTTCAAGCTGGAAGTCAGCGGCAACATGACGTCCGGGAACAAGTTCCTGACGGCGCCGAGCAACATCCTGACCCATCGGTACATGATGATCACGTCCGGCAGCGACCAGATTTTCCTGGACTTCCGGGACACGTCATTCATGAAAGAGTACTGGCCAAACGGAGCCAGCACAGGCGTTCCCAAGTACTACTCGGTCTGGGACCAGAACACGTTCTATGTGGCCCCGACCCCAAATGCCAACTTTGTGGTCGAACTCGGGTACATCTACCGCCCGGCCCAGTTGTCGTCCACGAACACGACGACCTGGATCAGCGACAATGCTCCGGAAGCGCTGCTCTACGCCTGCCTTGTTCAGGCCTACAGCTACACCAAGGGCCCGCCTGAGATGCTGCAGTACTTCAACAACGCCTACAAGCAGGCCGTGCAGGGCTTGGGCATCGAGCAGCAGGGCCGTCGCCGGCGTGACGAGTACCGTGATGGTATGATGCGGCTACCCATTAAATCGGAGTCCCCTGGCCCATGATTACCGTAGAAATGCCTGGACTGGTTAACGGGGTTGTCGTGGCAACGACCGACAACCGCGGCTGGTCTATTGAAGAGCTGGCCCAACGGGCCTCTGACAAAATTGTCTTTGTCGGGGACCAGTCGCATCCGGCGATCCAGGCACAGGCGCGAGCGTTCAAGGACCGCGTGACTCACGTGGTGGCGTTTTATTTGAAAGAAGCTGTCGAACAGGACCGTCTTACGATTGCGAATCGGCTGCGTGAGGCGGGGCATCCAGAGCTGGTTCACTTGCTAGGAGAGTAAAAATGGCATTCTCGGGAAACTTCATGTGCACCAGCTTCAAGGTAGAGCTGATGCGGGCGGTGCACAACTTTACCAACGGTACGGGCAACACCTTTAAGCTCGCGCTTTACGACAACAGCCCGTCGTTCACGGCGGCCACGACCGCGTACACAACGTCGGGCGAGGTCAGTGCGTCTGGTTCGTATAGCGCCGGCGGCGGCACGCTGACCAACGTCACCCCGACGTCAAGCAGCACGACCGCGTTCACGGACTTTGCGGATTTGTCCTTTACCAGCGCGACGATCACCGCCTACGGCGCGTTGATCTACAACGATTCTGCGGCAGGCGACCCGACCGTTTGCGTGCTTGATTTTGGTGGTGCGAAGTCCTCCACCAGCGGCACGTTTACGATCATCTTCCCGACCGCAGACGCCTCCAACGCAATCATCCGCATTGCCTAATAGGAGAATTTCATGGCTGATAACGTAGGG